GTTTTGGGGATTTGTTGAAAAGGTCAATCAACTCAAATGGGTACTTGTTATTTTCCCCAAAGGTGACGAAGCCTTTGCTCTTGTTCTCCTTAAATTTCGGGAGAGCAGATTCCACGAAGCTGACTCTTTGAAAATGGCCTTCCATCACCTACAATTAGCGTTTAGTCCTTTTTGGAAAATTTCTCCACCGAAGTGAAGCCCAGACAAAGGATGGTCACCCATTCAACCGCCTCAACAAGTTCAGCAGAAGGAGCAACCTCTATCGGAGAAAAAGAGTTGGCTAACATAGTCCCAAACAGAACCAAAGCACCCAACACTCCAACCACTCGCTTGGAGGAAACTTCATTGCCATCGCTGACTATTTTCTTCAGAAATTCAATTACCTTTTTCATATTTTTTATCGTGGTATTTGTGGTAGAGTTCCTTGGATATGAAATGTGTGTATCCTTGGCAATCCTCTACAATGTACCCTTCTTCAAGTTCTTTAACGATTATCCAGTTCATTCAATTTTTGCATATTACCAACACGAATAGAGTCGGCTCGTTGGTCTGCCTCCAGTTCTTCCATTGATTCTGGGACGGGTACGGAGTAAACTTCACACACCATCTCAAGCAATTCTACCTTCTTAGCCATTTCCTCGGCTTTTAAGACAGTTTCTTGCACTTCTTGTACCTTCTCCTCAGTCATCTGTTTTGCTTCGTCTATAGAGGCTCTGGTGACTTCAATGGTTTGTTGAGCGTGGTCAATCACCAAGTCATATTTTTTGTATGGGTCTGTGTTCTCCAGACGAGGAGTTGCGGTTATAGCCAATAAAGAGGCTAAGAGAAAGTATTTCATTTGATGACTCCTATTTTTTTGTAGGTGTTGAGTTCAGAGCGAAGGGAGGCAGAGAGTGAATCTTGGGTTTTTAGCATCTTCGCCATCATATCCAACTTTGTTTCGCAACGAGTGAGCCTTGCTTCACAACCCGTGTTGACTTGCTTGTCTTGATTCTCCATTCGTAGGTAAAGAAAAACAACCGCAAAAAGCATCAGATAGGTGACGGCCTTGCTTGGGTCTTTGCTGAACTCGGAAAAACTAACTGGAAGTTTCATATTTGGAATTAGCAAATCAGCGACCTTGTCCCCGATATTTCTTACTTGGTGGATTGTTTTTTGAATGCACCCCTTTTCTGCTCACTTTTTTTCGTGGGCGGTATTTGCTTACCGCTATGCTTTTAACTTTGGCCATTTACAACGCTGATATTTTCAGCCCCATAGATAGCAATCAAAGCACCTTCAACGGCAGCAACCAGCAAAGCCTCTGCTGTCTTAGTTTGGTAGTCGGCAACGCTTAACCCCAAGCCACCGAAAACGGGGTTAAAGTCAGCAACGCCAGAAACTGGCTCAAGACCTTGTTGGTAGGCCGCCTCGGAAGCAAAAACAAAAGTTGCAACTTGTGCGGGAATGACGCCTTCTTTTTCGCTTTTAATATCAGCGTAGCCCTCGGCAATTGTTACTACTGAACCGCTTGGTATACTTATACCGCTATTCAAATTGATTGTTGTGTTTATTTTAATATACATAATTATACTATTTTTAAAGTACCCGAATCATTCCATAATGCACCACTTGGTAAACCACTTGATGAAGTTGGTAAACCTTCCATAATTACAACTCTATCATCTCTAACTTTTAAAGCATCATTACCCGAACTATTCTGCACCAAAAGCGAGGTAGTGGCGGAGGTTGAGCCTGAGCCTTTGATGTGGAGTCGTGCGGTTGGAATTTGAGAAACTGAACTTAATAAAAGTCCACTATCACCAAATGTGTAAACTTGACTTCCTTTGTAAATTTGCAACCATCTATCATTGTTGTAATAAGAGTAAATTGATGGACCATAGGCCGGTAAGTTTATGTTAGGTCTAAATGTTAAACCAAGAGCAACACTACCACTATTATCATTGCCATGTAATTGAAAATTGCCGTTTACTTCTAATCTTTGTGTAGGACTATTCGTACCAACACCTAATCGCTTATTAGTATTATCCCAAAACAAATTAGAATCAGCACCAAAGGCCGATGAATCGTTGAACTGGATTTGGCCGCTTGTTCCTGCTGCTGAGGTTGTCAGAGAAATATCACCAGAGCCTAACAAAGAGGTTGAGTTGATGGTCTTGATATTTGTGCCTGAAACAAGGGTTGCTTGTTTAGCGTCAAGAGCCGTTTGAACTGGTGCTGATACTGGAAGATTGTCTACCTTGATTTTGTTCGTTGTATCGGCTGAAACATCAACAATAGCCAATACATCAACATCGGCTGCGGAGGTTATCTCAACTAAATCGGTTATTTTTTTATTGGCCATATTGCTTTTCTGTCAAAGTTGGGGAGTATGTTTTTTGGGAGATGGTTATCTCGTGAGGCTTTTGTGGGTCAATGTAGGATATAAATCTATCCTCTCGGCTTATTGCTCGGTAAATGATGAAATCAAAAACATCTTCATCTGGAGCAATACCAACCAAAATATCTCCGTTCTGAGCGACTAAAATATCACCTGCTTGGGTAATGAATGTAAACTCGGCTAAAAGTGCCTCAGTTGTCAAAAGAAAGCCATCTTGAGTGACAAGATTTCCTTCTGCAAATGCTCTCTGTTCGTAAACCTTTTCCATTATGATGGGGTGTAGAACACTTCAACACTTGCAATCTCGCTTACTTTCAACAATCCTTGCTCAACCAATTCATCTGCCAACGATGGGTCGGTGTTTGATGGAGATGTCTGAGCGTAGACCTTGTAGTCGTACTCGCCAGAATAGATGTCAAAGGTAGTCCCTTCAATGACCGCAAACTTGTTGTATCGCTCTGTGTAGGAACTGATGTCTGTCAGCAAAACATTGGTCTTGGTGTAGGTCAGACGATGAGTGAAAGAGAAAAGAAAGTAAACGGGAGAGACAGTCACCTTCTCGGTCAAAGTCAAATACCAGTTCTTTGTCTCGCCTTTGGTTATCTGCAACATCAATAACAAATAGCATTTTTTGAATAATGGCAAAAAGCAGAAAGACCTCCCGAAGGAGGCCTAACCGCAAGCAAAAGTTTATCAAATATACAACAATCGCTTTTCTCTCTTGCGAGATATTCTCAATGCAGTTGGAGAATAAGACATATTCAAAGCCTCACAAGCCAACTTCAATGAATCAAAGACAACACCAGTCCAAAGGTCAATAATGGGCTTGGAGTTTGATTTGCTCGTTGATTCTCTGTTTTTCTCTGTAATTGTACGCAAACCTAATTGATGGGCGTGCTTGACATTCTCTGACCGTGTAGCCCATTCTAAATTCTCCAAGCGATTGTCGGTCTTGATGCCATTGATGTGATTGACATCGCATTTGTTCTCTGGATTTGGAATAAAGGTTTCCGCTAACAATCTGTGAAGATTGAACATTCTTGCACCGGGATTTGAAAGGTCAAAAACATAGTAGCCATTCTTGCCCAAATAGGGCTTCATGATGCGGTTAGTAAGATGTGAGTAAACTTGGCCTTCTCTGCTGATAGAATACGAGGAAAGCCCATTGATTGGGTAAAACTTTTGCATACCCAAATATAAAGAAAAAGGGGCTGCTAATGCAACCCCAATTTCAAACACTATGAAAACCAGAAATTAGATTCCCAGAGAGGTAAGTACTGAAGCCTGCACCTTGTAGGGGGCTTCAGATTCAATCGCAGAAAGTGTAACTTCGTAGCCTACGGAGTCACCCATAGCCGTGCCAGTATTGGCAACCATTGAAGTAACATCGCATCCATACTCATAACCTGCTAACCATGCCTCATCGTTGTTATCTTTTACGATACAGAATACACGACCAGCAGCAAGGAGTTTTAACTCGTTACGCTTTGCAGTAGACAATCTGCGGAGTTTGAAAGCGACATCCGCTTGGTTGAAAGATGTTCCGTTCTCGGTGCTTACATTCGTAGTCACCACCATTGAACCAGTTCCCTTGGGAAGTTCGTAGGTGAAAACTGAACCAGTAGCAACGGTGGTAGCAGTTACTTCGCCACCACCTATTGAGAATCCAGAAGCAGCCCAGTCAATCAAGTGGATAGACTTAATGCCTCCAACGGCATCTTTACAATCAAGGGTGAAACCCTGGGTTATTGCACAACTCATAATCTATCCTCCTTGTTTAATTAGGCCAACACGAAACGAACAATCTGGTCAGGGAATGCAACCTGAACACCGTACTTGCAAGTCATACGGAAGCGAACTTCATCGTTGTCTTGTGAATACCAGTATTTCAGTTCTTCTTCTTCGTTAGCCAAGTCAGTTCCAACAAAGAAGTTGCTCAAGCGACCAGCCCACATACGGTTCGTGCCATTCAAGCCACCTACTGCAACCATTTTCAAGTTCGTGCCGGGAATCATCATCTCCATTCCAGCAGCCTCAACAGCGTAATGGAACAAGTTAGAATCACGCAAAGCAGTAGTGTACTTCTTGAAGGTGTCAATACCAACCCACAAAACCAAGTCATCAGCCTCAGCGATGTCAGCAGGAAGAGCGTTGTAGATATCGTCTACCAAAGCCTCAACATTGGTAGTAGTGATAGCAGTTGCGCTTGAAGTGTTACCAACAACTGTAGAAGCAGAAACAGCATCAATCAACTTGTTGAAACCATCAAACTTGTTGGTGTTGGGGTTAGTGTTAGAAGTAGCGGTGTCACCTTGCCACATAGCAACTTCCAACTGCTTGGCAATTACAGAAGCCTTGCTCTCGCTGATTTGCTGCTCAAAAGGAACGGCAGTAGGAGAACCAGCAGCGATTTGGGTCTGCATCCACTTGGCTTCCAAAGTTTTTGGACACAAGGTCTCTTCTACTTTGATTTTACCAACGGTGATAGTACGCTGAGAGAAAGTGGTGTTGCCAGAAGCGGTGTATCCACAG